GGCGCGGCCTCCATGGCGCGCTTAAACCAAGCCACAATTCGAACAGCGGCCGTTCTGACGGAACATTGGGGCAAAATGACGCGAGGCCCCCGGGAATTCCGCGACGAACTTACCTCGACGGAAATCGCCATGCTCCAAATTGGCGACACCTTCACCACGATTACCGATCACTTGGACAGAGCCTTGAGTGCCTCCATTGCCGGGGCTATGATTTACGGCAAGTCGATTGGTGAAGCCATCCGCGTAGCTTTGAAGTCTACCCTCACTTCCATTGCCGTGGAATCGGCCGTGCGCGCGCTCTTCGAACTCGCCAAAGCCTTTTCCTGTATGTTCTGGAACCCCGCCGAGGCCAACGCCCATTTCATCGCTGCGGCCATCTTTGGTAAGACTGCCGCCCTAGCTGGTGTGGGCGCGGCGTTGGTCCCTGGCGGCTACGGCACGGTCGGGGGTGGGGCTGGCGGCGGCGCGGCAGCGGGCGGCGCGGGCGCAGGTGCGGGCGGTGCGGGCGCCGGCGGCCAGGCCGCGCAAGCCTCGGGGCCGGTCATCAACGTATTCATCGAGGGCGTGATTTCGAGTGATAACCTCGACCAAGTGTTGCAGCAGATCAACGACCGCGTACAGGGCGGCGACGTGCATCTGATTTCGACGACCACGCTGGCCCCGACGACGACTAGGAGCTGAGGGACGGGACTCGGGGTTCGGGACTCGGGACTCGCAGAACCCGAAATCTGAAATCCAGGAAAAGAACGATGGCCAATCCCAAGATCGTTTATCCCGCCGCTCCGCCTCTGCCCCAGGCTCCGGTACTCTCTCAGGTAGCCGGCGGATCGCTGGCCGGGCGCACTTATTACGTTTTCCTGACTTTTCAGGCCTACGATGCCGAAGGCCTGCAAGGCCCGGAAGCCAGTCTGGCCATCTCCGCCAACAACCTGCTCAAGGTGACCAGTCCAAGTTTCATTGATGGGGCCACACCGCCGCTCGGGTACAACATCTACGCGAGTACGACGCCGGGTGCGGGGACGAAGCAAAACCTTGCGCCGATCGCCTTGGGAACCGACTGGACGGAACCGGTAACCGGACTGATTTCCGGGTCCCTTCCCCCAACTTCCTGGGGAACCTCCTTCACGTTTCTTCATCCTCAACGGAACATTCCCGCACTGGATCAGACGGCAGAACGCGAGGAATCGATTTCGACCGGCGGGGTGCGGCAGATCGTCTGGCTGCGCACCGACGAGTTCCAGGATATCGAGATGCCGTTCATCGTCAAAGGCGCGGACGCCGATGCCTGGACGCTTTTCCTGGCTTCCGCGGTCAATGGGACGGCGTTTGATTATTACCCCGATGCCAGCCTCGAGGCCCATGCCAGCTACACCCTGGAAGAGAAAGCGGCGCGGCTCGAATACCGCTCGCCCGGCCTCTATCAGGTGAAACTCCGGGCGCGTAAGGCAGTTATATGATCGCCTCGAATCCGTCGTTTGACGGACACAACAAGCGGAAAGCGAAGCAGCTCATCCATCTGGTGGAGATTGGCGGTTACAACCGTGCCTTTATCACCTCTCAGCCGCTCGCTGTGGGGCAGTTTTCCTGGATCAAGAAACTAGGCACGCTCTCACAGCGGGCGGACCTGCTGGAGGGGAAGTCCACAGTCCCCGGCGTGGACATGACGGTCCTCGACCGCGTGAATCTACTGACCGCCGACTTCCCCGCCACGACGTTCGAGGGGCGCGCCGCAACGATCAAAACCGGGATCGACGGCATGGCCCTCTCAGACTTCATCACCCTGGCTACGCTGCTGGTCGATAGCGTGGACTCCGACGAATCGAACACCTGCTACACGTTCCACTTGGTGGGTGACGAGCGCCTGATCAAGAAAACCATCTATCGCACGGCTGACGACGGCCTGGGGACCGGCGATGAGCATCGTAAGACGGTCACCGGCAACCCCATGGACATCCTCACCGACGTTCTGCAAAACCAGGTCGGACTCCCGGGAAGCAAAATCAATGCAACGGCCATCGCCAACTATAAGGCCACAGTCTTTGCCGGAGCGCAGATGCAATTCAGTCTGAGCAAGGCTCCCGAGGCTAAGCAGTTTCTCGACCTGGAAATCTTCAAGGCTTTGGGTGGGTTCAACTTCAGCGATTCCCTGGGACGTTACACACCTTTATTCCTCATTCGCAATGCCGTCCCGGTGCCGGTGCTGACGCTCACCGATAAAAACCTGGTCACCCTGCCCGTGCCCAAGCAAAGCACTTTTATCAACGAATTCGTCTATCGCTTCGATTCCGACGGGAGCAAATTCGGGTCAGAACTGACGGTAGTAAACGCGGCATCGGCGGCGAAGTACGGCCTTTCGGGAATGCACGTTATCGAATCGCGAGGCCAGCAGGGTCTGCGGGGCGCGTGGCCCTTCGGTCGAATCCTCGCCAACGCCATCTTCCTTCAGTACGCCTTCAAACCTCTGACGCTGGAAGTCACGGCGTTTTGGGATGCGGCATTGGTCGAACTCGGAGATTTCGTGCGCGTCACGCACGCCAAAGTGCCCAACCGCGAGGTGGGGACGATGGGGGTCACCAACCGGCTTTTTCAGCTTACGGCGCGGACTTTGGATTTCATGGCAGGCACCGTGTCGCTTACCTTGCTCGATGCCAACTGGCTGGACCTCATGGCCGGCTACGAGATTGCCCCGGACAGCCAGGTGGATTGGACTTCTGCCTCAGACGAGGAGAAGGCCACACGCATGTTCGTGGCTAGCGCTACCACGGGAAAATATTCCGACGGCGCAGAGGGGAACAAGATCTTCTGATGGCCTTGAGCTTCAACACGCCCTCCGGCTTGGTTGACCTCCCTGACGCCGCCCTGGCCGCCGGGGAACTGGCCGCTGGTTACTTGCTGCTCCCGATCAACCGCAACACGCAATTCGGCGCGACGATCCCTGAAGTCTTCTATGGCGAGTACAAACATGGCGATACGGTTCCCCTGCCGGTCTCGACGGTGGACGCCTACAACTATCAGCGGGACGAACTGGTCTACGTCTGGGAACAGCGCTCGACGTTGGATTACGCCACCCACATGGCCGGCGGCGGCGGCGAACTGATCTTATGCACGTCCTGGGTGAATCCGGGAGATGGGGTCGTCCAGGTCCTGACTGCCTACTATCCCCAGAACGGGATCCAGACCAACACAAACGATGGGATCATCGCGGTGTGGACATTCGCCATCCGCGGCCGTGGCAACCTGTCGCTGGCCGCTTCTCCAACGTTCACCGACATCGCAGATTCGGCGTTCAATCAGGATGTCGCGCTCAAGACAACCAACCTGCGCAATCTAAGCCGCAACGCCAAACTTGCTGCCGTCCGCTGCGAGCTCTTCTCCAAGAGCGACACCCTGGATGCCAAAGGTTTTCCGGCCGGCTATTCGAACGGTCAGACGGTTCCCTTGCCAACTTCGCCCGTCGATGGCTATGTTTATTCGCGGTCCGAACTGACCTACCTGCCGTTCTGGATTTACACCGGGAAGTCCAACCGTAGCGGCTCCACGGGCCCGGGACGCATCCGGTTCCTCGGGATTAGCGTCAATCCCTCGACCGGCGTGGTTTCAACCCAGGTCAATTACTGGAACGGCTCGACCGAGACCGTGACTTACGATGGCATCGTCGGCGTGGTCGTCGTAGCCTGCCGGGCGATCGGCACGATGGCGCCGCCGGCGGCGGGGGCTTTCACCGAAGTTGCCGACGAACTATTGATGGCCGGGAAGGTTTGTGGCGATACGCCAATGAAGGCGGTAAACAAAAACGCTAAGTTCAGCATCTTGCGCCCGGAAGCTTTCATCGCCTCCTACACCAACGGTCAGCAGGTTCCCGTACCCACCAGTCCCGTGGATGGCTACACCTACACGCGCGCGGAGTTGCGTTACCTATTCGCGCTTCAGGCTTCGACGGTTACTGGGGCCCTCGGGGCTATCCAGGTTCTTATTCATGGGGTTGACCCGGCGACTGGAATCATCTCGACGCGCCTCGACTACAACAACAACGGGCAGAACCGGCAGCAGACCACCGAAGGTCAACTCCGGGTGTTAACCCTGGCCTTCCGGAGTCACGAGACGGCCGATCTTGAAACCACGCCAACGCCACCCGACCCGCCGCCGGCGCCTGCCCCGCCGACTTGGGTAGAATTTTCCGGCGGCGATGGACTCTTTTATTTCGAGCTGAGCGTCCCCGATGACTTGCGCGAGTTGACTGTTCATCAAGTCCAACTAGCAGCAGATGCGGCGTTCACGACCAGTCTGGCCACCGTCGGCTTGGGCCCGGCGCTCGAGAAGAATATCAGGCTTCCCCGGGTCACCCGTTAC